ATCACAGCACTTCCCATCTCAGCGTCTGCGCGGCCGTTGCGCTAACCGCGAAGACATGCAAGGCGTCGGAGCACGGAATGAGCGCCTCATCACCCGGCGCGAGCCAGTGTGCGGCGTTCGCCAACGTCAGCCCGGTGTAGCCGACGGCGATGTAATCGGTGTTGGCCGTCGAGCCCCCGGTTCCGTCAGGGGACCACACGCGGATTCCCCCACCCGGACACGGCGTGGTGGTGATGATCGCTGCGGCCGTGGTCTGCGCGACGGTGATCGCCGTCTTGTGAACGGCCTCGGTGCCGAGCAACTTCGCCAGCGTCGCCTCGGTCGCCAGCCCCGCGGTGAGCGAGGCGATTCCCCTGAGGTACTGTTGCAACGTCCCGTTTGCATCGGTGATCACCCTTGCTCCACTGGTGACCCCCAACACCGGCGCCTGCACTCCTAGAACATTGTCACCCTCGGCGATGCTTCCGGACGCGGCGATCTTGGCCAGGGTCGCCCCAACGCCGTCCTTGAGCATCACCGACCCGAGATTCAGGGCCGCTCCAATCGCATCCAGTGATACGCGCCAGAGTCCCATAGACTACTCCTGCGACCAGGGCGCGTGGACCGGCCCGGGTTGATGAGTCTGATTGGTCATGGAGGAACCTCCTCCGGCCGGCTACCCCCGGCGGAGGAAGCCAAGCGCTACGAAGTTTATGGCGCCCACTCCGGCCGAGCGCACCCAGAACGAACTCATCTCCGCCGGCATAGCCAACGGATTCCCGCACGACCCGGGCTTGGCCGGGATGACCAGGCCGACACCGGCGGTGGCCTCGGCCTCGGTCAGGAAGAGGACCATGTCCGTGGTCTCATCCTGGTTCTGGATGATCACGTGGTTGGTCACGCCGCCGCTGAACCGGAAGCGCGCCGGGACCGACGCAACCCCGGGGGCCGAGCCAGAAAGCAGAGTGGGGATTCCCCCACGGATGTACATGGCGCCCATGGTCGCGCCCCGCCTAGGCCGTGGGCATCCCGGCGAAACGGCCGTACACCAGGACGTTCCCGACCTCGTTGTTCCCGAGACCGAGCACGGAGAATCCGGTAATGGCCTTGCTGCTTTCGTCGACGTTCACCTTCGCCCCCGCGAGCTCGCCGTTGACCAGCACCTGGTAGTCGGCGGTGGCCATGTTCGGCAGGTTGTAGGCGGAGAAAAGCACCACGTCCGTGGCCGTCCCCCCGCCGGTGACATTGAACCCGTGAAGCCCTCGAGCTGGCTGGGCGCAGGCCACCACCCAGTCGAAGGCCATCATCTTGAACTCTTTGAACAGCTTGCTGAGCTTGACCAGCATCGGCTACTCCTTCGCCCCGCGGATGGCGAGGATGATCCCCTCATTCGACGCCTTCCGCAGAGTCCGCAAGTCAACGCCGAGAGAGCTCGCGAGCTCCAGCAGCGACGACCGGTTCAGGTTCTCGAGGTTCTCCGGAATCTGCACGGCCTTCTTCGTCTTGACCTCCGGCGCCGGGGATGGTGATGGTGCGGCCGGAGTCTGTTGCTTCTCCTCGGCCTTCACCTCCGGCGCCGGCGGGTACGGAGACTTCTCCGGGCCGGTCTTCACGAGTTCGACCCCCTCCAGCTTCGGACTGGCCTTCACCACTTCGATGACTACCTTGTTCTCGGCGGCCACCGGCTTCGGTGCTTCCCACTTCTCCCAGCCCGCGCTTGGCACACTCAGCACGATCGCCGCGTGGTCCTCGGACATCTCCGCAAACCCCTGGGCGTTGATGGCATAGACGGTCGAGCAGACCGTCTGCGTGCCCTTCCGGAAGGTCTTGTGATGGACGATCATGCTGTTCTCCTTGTCACCCACACCGCACAATCAAAAGGGGCGAGCAGCGGCCGATGGCGGACAACCGCCGCTCGCCCCTGGGGCATCACCTACTAGGCGACGTTGGCGTCCAGGCCCACCGACGCCGGCGCACGCCCGACGTTCTTGAAAATCATCCCCCGGCCGGGCGTGTAAACCGCGAGCGCGCCGTACAACGCCTGAGCCCAGCGGATGCTGAGATCGACGGTGGCGAATGGGATCTTCATGAACGGCGCGAGCTGCTTGAACGAGAAGAACTCGAGGTTCTGCTGGATGAAGTAGGCGTTGCAGGTCCCCGGAAGATCCGCATTGAGGTCGGTGATCACCGTGGTCGCTCCCCCGCGGGCGACGGTCTTGATCAACCTCCGCACGGTCCCACCGACGCCGGTACGGTAGACCTCGAAGGCCGTGCCGGCAGTGGCTCCGTCGGCGACGGTCATGGTCACGCCCACTCCGGCAACGACCATCAGCGGCCCGGTCATGACCAGCGGCGCGCTGCGACCATAGCGGTTGATCGCGCAGACGTTCCAGTAGTAGTTCCCGACGTCGCTGGCGATGAACAGCGGAGCGCTTCCTCCGCCCAATGCCGAGGGCACGGCGTTCTCAGTCGGAGGAGACGGCCTCTGAGCGGCGTTCCCCACCCCACCCACGGGGCACACGGGACCGAACTGGAGGAACGTGTTGGGATTGAAGCGCACGGGCCCAAACTGGCTGTAGAAGCCCTGGATGTTCAGCCCGACCATCCCGTTCTGGAACCCACTGGGGGCCAGGGGGATGCGCACGGACGGGTAGAACTGCTTGGCCAGGTCCGCATAGGCGCCGTCGGGAAGATGCAGGTCGGTGCCCTTGCCGTAGTTGGGCTCGGACTTGAGGATCAACCCCCCGTCGTTGATCGCGTCTTCGGTCATCGGCTGTCCACGCATGTCCACGACGTTCAGCGTCGGGTTCGGGGCGCCGTTGGTGATCTGGTACTTGAGGCCGTCGAACTGCACGGGGATCATCGTGTGGTCGCCCGTGAACAGCGCCCGCTCCACCTGCCGCAGGAGCCAGGCGGTGCCGTTGATGGTCTCCTGGCTGATGATGTTGCCGATGGGGGTTCGCATGAGGGTCATGACGTGGGTCACGGCCCGGAGGGTCCCCATGAGCTTGATCGTCACGTACTGACGGCTGTAGGTGCTGTCATCGGCGCTGGGCGCTTCGCCTTCGGCCATGAACGCCGCGACCCCCGTGCCGTAGGAGTCCAAACGGTTGAACTCCTCGATCGTGTTCCAGGCGGGCAGCTTGGTCACGGCCGGCCAGAGCTTGAGATCGTCCATCTTGTAGGTCGTGACCTTCAGGGTCTTCTCCAGGCTCTCCATCCGCAGGGCGAACCCTTCGCCCGGTACGAACGCCGGGGCGTTGATGCTCGCTCCGGCGGTGAGGGCCTTGCGCAGGTCCTGCATCTGGTTCTGATCCATCGATCCGAATCCCTGCAGCCCCTGGTAGTCCTTCCAGGACACGAAATTGCCGCTTCCGGTCATTCCGGTGAACATGATTTTCTCCTCCTAGTTCCTTTCGGTGTCATCCGTTGTCGAAGGGGGGCTACCCCTGCAGAGCCTGTCTCACGTCGTTCACGAGCGCCTCGCTGATCAGATGCGCGCTCTCCCATCTCGGGATCTTCTCTCCGAGGTCTTCCCCGCACGGGGCGATCATCCCACGGCCATCGGCCATGCTCTTGCTGAGCAGGGTCTCGAGGCCGTCACTGATCTGATCGGGCGTCAGATTCTCGCCCGAGGTGTTGCCGCTGAAGCTCTTGTTGAGCACCTTCGCCGATCGGCCATTGCCCTTGTAGGGCAACGGCGCTGCCTCGACCAGACCCAGGCGGTTGGAGAGCACGGCGTACTGCTGCTTGATGGCCGTGTTCTCTTCCTGCACGGATTTGATCAGTTCGTTCGAGGCCTGGACCACCCGGCCCACGCCCTGGAGGGCCTTGGCCAGGCCGACGTTGAAAGCTCGGCGAGAGGTCTCGCTCTTGCTCAAGTCGCTCTTGATTCCGTCGATGGCGTTCCCGAGGAGCTGGTTCATCTCCGCCAGGTACGGCGCGACCTCGTAGGCCTCGGCCACCTTCGGCTCCTGTCCCCAGGCGACGGCCGTTCCACCCTTGTTGAGCGGATCGACCTCGGCGCCCTGAACTTCGGGCTCTCCGCCCACGCGGGACTTGAGGAGGTCCAAGAGCTCCTGCTCCTCGCTCTTGCTCAGGTCTCCCTCGGCCATCTTCGCCCCGAGCTCTGCCCGACGGTCGGTGGCAGCCGCTTCCTGCCCGGCCGCCAGGGCCGCCAGGGCGTCCATGCTCTTCTCCAGAGCCTCCGCATCGACCACCGGCACTTCCGCCGGGGGAGTCGTCTGGCTCTTCATGAAGTCCACGAGTTCGTCCTGCTCGGCCTTGGAAAGCAACTCGCCCGCGGCCATCTTCGCCCCGAGCTCTGCCCGACGAGACTTCTCCGTCTTTTCCTCCCCCTCCTCCTCCCCTTCGCCCTCGGCCTCCTCCCCCTGCTTGCCCTCCTGGCCCTCCTGATCGTCGGACTCGTCTTCCTCGTCCTCGTCCTTCTTCTTGGCCTTCGACAGCAGGTCCACCAACTCCCGCTGTTCGCTCTTGCTCAGGTCTCCCTCGGCCATCTTCGCCCCGAGCTCCGCCCGGCGGGCGTCGATGGTCTCCTCCTGGCGCTGGCTCTTCATCCACTCGGCCAGCTCATCGCTCTCGGACTTGTTGAGCAACTCGCCCGCGGCCATCTTCGCCCCGAGCTCGCTGACCCGGGACTTGGTGATGGAGATCGGGCTGCCGCCGCCCTGGTCGGCCAGGCCTCCCTCGGGGTTCTCGGGCATCCCCCCGGCTCCCCCGGCGAGGTTGTTCTTGGCCCAGTCGGCCGCGGCGTCATCGGCGCTCTGGGGGATCGGCTTGGTCTTCGGCTTGGTCGCCATGGCTCATGCTCCTTGTGCTGCGGCGAGTTGGAAAATACGTTCGGCAGTCGTTCGAGGGAGAACCCCAAACCGGCCGCGGATCACCTCCAAGGCCTGGGCCTTGGTCAAGATCTTCCTGTTTCGCTTCTTCTTCCGCCTGGGCCGCGGTGGACCGGCCGTCACCTTCGGCGTCCCCTCCAGCGACTCCGGGCGCAAGGGGAATCCCTCTCCCGCGGCTACCCCGGGGTTGGAGATCGCGGACCCCGCCGACAGGGCCTTCACCAGGTCCTCACGGATCGAGTCCATGGCCGCTCCACAGGCTTGCAACACCGCCTGGGAAGTCCGTCGGCTGGTCTCACACTCGAGACTCTTGCTCAGGGTCTGGAGGGTGGTGTCGGTGTTCACGGGGATGGCCGTGATCGCGATGTGGTCCACTCGCGCCTCGGCCACGATCTTCCGATCTGGGCCTTCCCGACGCAGGACCTTCCCCTGGAGAGAGAATCCCAGCGGGCGCTTGGTCTTCTGCAGGGCCTTCGCCAGCTGGAACAGCTTCTCCGCCGGCTCGTATCCGGAGAGCAGCTCCCCCTCGACATACGTCGCGGGGTGGCCCTTGTAGGTCGTGCGCCGGATCGTGTCGGGGATGCCGACAATGGCCGTGGTGTCCTTGCCGTGGTTATCGTTCAGCCAGCCCGTTTTCAGTAGGTTACTAAAGTCCAGACCATCCTGCTTGACCAGCTCATCGTCCAGGTCGGCCTCTCGGCGCTCGGTCGAGCAGATGCCCCCCACGCGCATCTTGCCATTGGCGGCTTTGTGGAAGACCGAGAACGGCACGTGCATGCGGAACGGAACCTCCTGGGCTCCGCCGCACTTCGTGCATCCGTTCTTGGTCTGGCCGCAGCAGGGCATGGGGTCTCTCGACCGCCTGCCTCTGTTGGTGCGCTGGCACCGGGCCTCTTGGCTGGTACCTCACACGCTATGGTTCCACGTTGGGCGATGTCAAGAATCTTTTGCGAGGATCAACCGGGCGGGTTTCCTCTGTCTTTCCACTTGGGCCGCCTCCAGGAGCTCGGGGGAGGCGGCCGCGGGGAGCGCCACGTCATTCCCGCAGTGGCGGCACACGACCGAGATCGCCCCGTGGTCATCGAGGATCACCACCGGCGTCCGGAGCTTCACGCGACCGTCGGAGGCAGAGGCCTGCAGCAACCGACGGTGGCAGGTAGGACAGGTCAACGTAGGTCCTGCGGCCGGAGTCCCGGCCGGGCCATGTTTTTCTGCCGATCCTGCTCCCGTTGGTCAAACCGCCGGCGGTTGTCCTCGGGCGTCGGCTCCAGCCGCTGGGGCACGCAGGGCTTGTCCCTGACCATCCCCGGCTGGAAAGGCAGGGCCGACTGGATGTCCTTCGCATGGCGGGTCAGAACCAGTCTCCGCTTCTTCTTCTTTTGCAGCTTCGGGTCGGCGTAGCTCCCCTCTACCAGGTGGGCTGCGAAGTCCGATCGCTGCTTCGGCGGGTTTCCCACGGTGCCCATGGTTCCCACCGGGCGGTCAGTACCGACCAGGCCCACGACACCGCCGAAGCCCTGGGCCTTGATCAGCTGGCCCTTGCGGGTCTCGAGCTTCTTCTCCACTGTCGATCCCCGGCCGGCCATGCTCTTCTCGGTCGTCTCCTCCCCTTCTTCCACCGGCAGAGGCACGAGGTCCCAGCCGTCATCGAAGCCCCAGCCTGCGGGCACTGACACGGCAGCGCACCGGCACCATGGATGAACCGCGCCGGTGCATGCCTTCCATTCTTTCTGTTTCCTCCCGACGTTGTTGACCCCCTGGGCATCCCACCAGCTGATTGGGTGAACCGCCGGACGGCCGTTGCCGTCCAGGTACAGCTCCAAACACTTCGGGCAAGCGTCGTGGCTGGGGATCTTTGCCATCAGCGCCTCATCCCCGCCGCGCTTCCGGAGATGCTCGACATACCCCTGCTCGTGCGCCAGCTGAATCTCCGTTCTGGCGGTACGTTTCCAGTCCCTGTCCCAGTCTTCGGTCGCTTCCCTCAACTTGGTCGTGAGTTCCGAGGAGGTCTTGCGTTCGGCCACGGCCTCCGAGACCTCCTCTCGGATCACCGCCCGCATGTCCTCGGCCCTGGACTCACTGACCTCGGTGATGATCGATGGAAGTTGCCCTTCCAGCTTGCTGCCTAGGCCCCGGCAGTAGGCCCCAGCCCTCTCGGAGGCGATCTCGTAGGACAGCTGCTCCTGGTCGGTCAGCTCCACCGGGTGGCGCTCCATCCACCCCTGGGCCTCGGGCCAGGTCATGGTGGTCACCTTCGGCAAGGCCGCCTGCAGCCGCCCGAGCTCGAAGGCCGTGCGAACCACGTTCTGCAGCCCCTGGAGGTCCTCGGGTCTCAGATAGCCCCCTCGCACCAGGCGGTCTAGTTCCTCCTTCGTCACCACCAGGCCCATGGTAGACACGGACAAGGCGGTTGAGCTGTCCCTGATGATCTTGAGGATGGCCTCTATCTGAGCGGCTGTGAGGATCAAAGCCCGGCATCCTTCAGCGCGAGTTCGAGCCTGGAGACCTTCTCCCCCAGCTCGGTCGTTGCGCCCATCAGCGCGTTCAGGGCCTCGGCGTTCCGTATGACCTCGGCCTTGATCGTCCGCACGGTCGCCTTGAGTTCGTCCATGGCCACCACCCTGTGGGCGTGTAGCACCGCGTCCTCTGTCCGGTTCATGCGCGTCGCCCCCCGGCGATGACCCAGGCGATCTCGGCCATCATCTTCGACCGCAGTCGTTCGACCACGGGCATGGCCGACAAGAACACCCCTTCCATCGCCTCCTGCTCAAAGGGCATGTCCATCGCGGCCGGCCCACGATCATCCACGCGGGAGTGATCGTGATCCTTGGCCTTGTTCAGGTCGGCCCCTTCCCGCTCGGCCATGGTATCGATGGTCCGATGCAGGTCCTCGAGCCGCTCCACCAGCTCGCCCGGCTGGGCCTCGAGCACGAAGCGCATGGTCCCTCAGCCCACGAGGCAGTAGGTGACGTTGGCCGTGACGGTCGTGCTGGAGTTGCCGATCACCAACGCCGTGAACTCCCCCTCGAACAGGAGCTTGCCCAGCTGACCCGTGGCCGGAGATAGCTTGAGCCCGGCGGCCGCGCCGTTGATCTTCAGGTACACCTCGGCGTCGGTCTCGACGTAGAGGAAACGGGCGGTGGTGATCAAGGTGAACGGGATGATCACCTCCAGCGGAACCAACGGCGGGCCCGGGGCGGCCACGCCGATGGTGATGGCCTTGCTGTCGTCCTTGGTCAGGTCATCGCGAAGGACGGTGGTCGTGACGTCCTCGGTCCGTCGGAAGTTGTTGCGACGTTCGTCGGTGTCGGCGGAAACAAGCAACTTCACCTGGTGGCGCACTCTCAAAGACATGGTCCGTTCTCCCTAGTCGAGATCCACTTCGTAGCGGATGATCTTGGCCTTGCGCGGCTGACCCCGTGACTTACCCATGGCCTCCGACCATGGGCTCTTCTTCTTTGCAGGCGCCGACGGTGGTTGTTGTTCTCGTTTTCCAGATTCTGGAACTTGAGTCTCCTGTCCCCCCTCATCCCCGGCGTCACCGTTCCCTTCTTCTCCCTCGCCCCCTCCGCCGCCCGGCTCTCCCTCCTGCCCCTGCCCTTGCTGTTCCTGCTGCTGGGCCTGCTGAGCCATCTGCGCCTGCTGGTCGATCATGCTCGCATGTTGAAGCCAGGTAGGGTCGAGAATGACCTCCCCCTTGCCGTCGGGTAGAGGCTCAAGATCTTCTTCCGCCCGAAGCTCATCTACCGTCTTCAAGAAGGTCACGACCTTCTTCTTGTTATCGATGATCTCCGCCGCGTTCTTGATGTCCAGCCCCGTGAACTGCAGGACGTAGTTGTCGTTGATCGGCCAGATGATGTGCCGGTTGAGCCACCCGGCCTTGCATCGAAGAATCGGACGTAATCCTCGATCTCGCGAGGTCTTGATCCTCTGTTCCGCCGGAGTCTGTGACAGGGCCGCGGTCTGGCCGACGTTGCCGTAGAGGAAATTGAGTTCCGCCGGGTCACACAAGCACAGTGAGCAGAGGACCTTGATGTTGAAATTCATCCACTCCGAGAATTCCATGTCCCGGTTGGTCGAGTGCATGGAGATGTACTCCATCCCCTCGGGCACGTTGAACGCCGGCGTGCGGAACGCATTTGCCAAGCCGCTGATCTGCGCGTACCACTGGCGTCTGAACTCCTGTAGCCGATCTGGCGGGACGAAGCCCTTGAAGTTGATCAGCCCCTTCGCCACCGAACCCTGCGAGTTGTGGACAGCCACTCCGTTTGCCAGGAAGATGTGCTCATCGTCGAACACCTCGACGTCGAACATCAACTCATGGCCCACGGGGCCCGTATCAAGAACGTCTACTTCGACCTGGTGGTAGTAGAGCCAGTCAGGAACGTCCGCGCCGACGGCCTCCAGGAGATGCAGCGCCTTGGGGCGACTGATCATGCGGCGCCCCTTGGATGCTTCCCTGACGGTCATTTTCTGCCCCTCGTCCAGCCCCAGCCACTGGGGACCTGCTTTGATTCGAGATGAAATGTCCCTGGAAACGGCAGGGTGCAGCTTATCCCAGCGGTTACATGACCTATCCGACCGTTCGATGCCTGCGTTCTTGTACTCCTGCAGGTAGCCAACGTGCTCCACAAACGCTCGAACGTTCTGGATGTTGATCGTAACTGCTCTTTCCCACCCTGTCCCAATCTCGTTCGCCGCGATCCCTGAGGCCCACAGCAGTTGCAGGATGTCCTGGCGAAACCGTTGATTGTAGGCAATAACCGATGGGGTCCTATAACCCTCGAGGTGGGTGATCGTACAGCCGTCCGCGCTAAACAGCCCCCGCAGGACCGCTCGACGGATCCAGAGGGGCATCTGGAACAGAACCGACGGAACGCGTTTTCCGTTCGTAGACGATTGGAACCCGATCTCCATCAACCACTCGACAAAGGCCTTGTGCTGGATCTGCACGCACGGGTATCCCCAAGCGCCGTCTGATCGCTGGTGATGTTTGTTGATGGTCCGCAGGTCGGCGTTGATTCCATGCTTGGCGGTCACAGCAAGGAACCGATCGAACAGCGCGGCGTCCTTCTCATGGTGCGGGTAAATTTGCAGCCACTGTGGATCGCCCTTCTTGGACAGATTGGGCCAGTATCCGTCACCAAGACCGAAT